TAAACGAACCTGGTATATTTCAATCATTAACCCGATATATATTTAATAGTAATAAATCGCATTTACAATACTTATATACTCCAATTAAAATTGCTTGTAAAACATATTTAACGAGAGAATTTATAAAAACGACACCTAATATTGTGAATTTATTTATTTCTGCTAAAAATGGAGTTGAAAATTTAATTCAAACATATTCTTTCTGCCCTATAACGGTATTATGTTTAAAATATTATCATGTAATTTTTTTGAATTATATTAAACAAACCACTACTGTTTCTCTCTTTGAAGATTCTCTTATAATTGAAAACGATATAAATCATTTATATACAAGTGATTTATTAGATCATTTGAAAGATCAATGGAATTCATCCAAGTTAAAAATAGTTTTAGATTTAATGGAATTTTTATTAGGGGATAACATAAATAAAACTAATAATATAAAATCATTGGAAACTATAATACAAAATATAGACGAAGAAACCCATTGTATAATAGTATCTAGAATCACAGTATTATAATAAGTAGAACGCACGGCATAATATAAAAAAGAAAAATACTCCAGGAATTTCTACTAAAATATGAAAAGGTGCGTCTGGATATAATTGCGTCATTTCGTGACAATTCCTAATTTCGTTATATACTAACACAATAATGAGAGTCCCTATTAAAAACAACCATAGAATGCTTGTTTTTATAGTCGAAGGCAAAGTAAAATAATAAAAACAAAATATAGAAAATAATATTAAAACTTGACTTATAATATAAAAAATAGAAGATAAATATAATAAACTATAAATATCGAAACATATAAGGAGAAAAATAAGGATAAGTAAAAATATCGAAGGAAAAACGTGAGAATAACAATATAATGTATATAGTAATGTTGCGTTTATACAATAGGCAAAAAAATGAACGACATTTCTTTGAATATGTCCTTCGATATGAAACATATGAGATAAAGTATGAGATAGTTCGAATAAAAAGACAGATAATAGAAAATAAAAAGTATACGCGTGTTTTGTTTGCGTTAAAAAATAAAGAATAATACTTGTATTTATTATATTTACGAATGTAGAATACGGTTGAGATATTATTGAGTTTGTATTTGGTTTTTCACAAGTTTCAAATGGAAAATAAGCGTTATTTTTTTCCATCTTTTTCTTTTATTATATATTACATAAAATATATAATAAATAGGGTGATAATGATCTAATTTTATAAAACCATTTTCGTACAACCGGATATTGCGCCTTTTTTCTTTATGTTCTTAACCGTTTTTCGACTCAGATCATTGTAAAAACTATCGGTTAATATATTTTTTTTTCCTTTGAAAATATCCTTTTTCAATTTTCGGAATACATTCAACATGATATTATTATCTTTATATTTTACTAATAAATCTTTTGGTAAATGTTTAGTGCTTTCATCAAATACTGTTTCTTTACAATCTGGATTACAAAACGTTTTTGCGCATGATTCCATCATTGTTTTTTCATCATACTTTAATTTCGTTTTCGATTGTTCCTTTTTATACATTTTTATAAATTCTTTATAATTGAGTTTATAAACTTCTAAATTATCTATTTCTTCTTTGGATTTATTTTTCTTTTTTTCTAATTTTGTGATTCTATTAGATAAATTCATTTTCATAATATTACTCATGTTTTTAATCATTTTTATATTTTTTTTAGTATATTGTTTACAATATGTATTTTGACATTTTTTAATATTCTTCTCAGTTGTCATTATATATTAAATATATTATATTATTTCCGGTTTTGGTTGTAACATCGCAATAGATTCCGATACATCGGGTGATATATCGGGTTTTATGTTAGTATCTTCTTCTTCTTCTGAAATTTCTCCCGGGGTTGTAACTGGTTTTAATATACGGGATTTCGTATCCATAATATTCTGTTGTTGTAAAAAATACAATCCGTAATGATGGATATTCGCAATCATATTCATTCCAGTAATATATTGAATATAAGCAATAGAAGATACTTTAGTTTCTGTTTCTTCTGAAACATTATTATGAATATATTGAATACTATAAAACCAATAAGGAGGAATATATAAAATATAACCGGGTTTAACATCAAATTCTAGACATTTTAAAGTCACGTCTTTCCATATATTTGTTTTTGACCAAAATTCATAATTTTCATAATCTTTGATTGGTGAAAAAACAGAATTCGTTCGCCATGGAGACATTTTGACTCGAATTCCTTGTCCAGGTAAAACAAGTAAAAATCGACTAGTATCACAATGATAACGAACGGGAGTAATCGTATTTGCGGAGCCGAACCAATAATCATATTTACACGAAATCATTAAAGGTGGAGATAAATAATAAGATAATGTATCAAATACAGTTTTTGGAATGATATCAATATTTTTTTCTGAAAAAAAATAACTAGAAGGATCCGTATTACATAAACCGGTAGCGCTTTTATATGAAAGAGAGATACCATTTACGGATTTTATGTCAGATGATTTATAATAATCACGAATATCTTTGATTTGAACCTCTTGTTTTTCATTTGGATTCCAATGGAACAATGGTTCTATATCTTTCTTGTTATCCATTTGAAAAATAACTGGTTGTTTAAAATTACATACTTCTTGTAAATCTTTATTGGAAATATAATCCATTTCAAATATTTCTAAATCTTCGCCTTTTTTCCATTCGTTTTGTAAATGTAAATAAAAAATAAGAATAATCGTAAATAAAAATATATTTATCCAGAAATCCATTTTTATTTAGATATAAAAAATAGATTTTTTATTTGACGAATTTGAACGAGAAAACGAATATAATAATTTATATTATTATAATATTTGTAAATTATATATAATAGTATGATTCTAATTATTCGAGGACATATTCGAAATTCGTTTGATAATCTCGAATTATTAGAATTCATAAAGTGTATATATAAAATATGTCCTGACTTGAAAATTTATATACATACATGGAATATTTATGCGAATAATAATAGTTGGAGAATTATTGAAACCAATTATAATAAAGTAACTAGTGAAATTATTAATGAGTATTTTTATGAAATTCAACATTTAATTAAAATAATTATGATTGATGATGACACCAAAATTCATTTAATTGGAAATTTAAGTGGAAAGGTGAGTAATAGTAAAATGCCATTACATGGATGGAAAAACTATTGGTATGGTCAATATAAAATAGTTAATTATATTTATTCCATAAATATAGATGATAATGAAGTAATTGTAAATACTAGATTTGATTTATTAAAAAATAGTTTTCATTCTGAAATAAAAGAAATTATTTCCTTTATTTCACAAAATAAAAATAATACATTTACACAAAATGTTTTTATCAATGATAATATACCGGGGGTTGATAATATATTTATAGGAAATATTAAAACGATGTTTATTTTAATATATAATTTTAATGTTAATTTAGATATAATTCTAAAGAAATATACCGATATATTTCATCAAGAAGAATTAGTAATAATAATCAATCAATATTTATTTAATAATAAAAATGAAAAAACGATAATAAACACATATATTAGATCCAATGAATTAAAAGATAATATACATTATATATTATCTATTTTATCCAAAAATACAAAAGATAAATTGACCGATTTGAAAATAAATTTCAAAACACATATACCGATAAAACGATAAGGTTTATACTTTGAAATATTGACATTTACACCATTTTTGTTCTTCTTCAATACGATTTCTCTCTAATTCTTGTTTGAAAATATTATCTATAAATAAATATTCATTTTTCATACAAAAATATTTGTATATAAAAAATTAAATTACAAGCGAAATAAAAAATATTTAGAAAAAGAATATAAACATAACCGGTTTATAAAAGTAAGATTAGAGAAACATGTCTGAAACCGAAACATTTGCCTTTTCCGCCGATATTAATCAACTTTTATCTCTCATTATTAATACTTTTTATTCAAATAAAGAAGTATTTTTGAGAGAACTTATTTCTAATTCTTCGGATGCTTTAGATAAGATTCGATATCTTTCTCTTACAAATCCAAATGTTTTGGATTCTGAGAAGGATTTAGAAATAAGAATTATTCCAGATAAATTGAATAAATGTTTGATTCTAGAGGATACTGGTATTGGAATGACAAAAACGGATTTAATTAATAATTTAGGAACAATCGCCAAATCCGGAACAAAAGGATTTATGGAAGCGCTCTCCGCCGGAGCAGATATGAGTATGATTGGTCAGTTTGGTGTGGGATTTTATGCCGCATATTTAGTTGCGAATAAAGTAACCGTTACTTCTAAACATAATGACGACGATACCTATGTTTGGGAATCGGAGGCAGGTGGATCGTTTGTAGTTTCTAAATCGGAAAATGTATCTTTAACTCGTGGAACTCAAATTGTTTTACAGTTGAAAGAAGATATGTATGAATATTTAGAAGAAACCAGATTGAAAGAATTAGTAAAGAAACATTCTGAATTTATTGGATATCCGATCAAATTGTATGTAGAAAAGGAAGAGAGTAATGAAGTAACGGATGATGAAGAAGAGGAAAACGAAGAAGTTCCTAAAGTGGAGGAAGTTGAAGATGTTGAAGAAGTTCCTAAAGTTGAGGACGTGGAAGAAGAAATTAAAAAAGAAAAAAAGAAGAAAACCGTCACTTCCATTTCTAAAACATGGAATCATTTAAATGAACAAAAACCATTATGGATGCGTAAGTCAGAAGAAATATCCAATGAAGAATATACTTCTTTTTATAAATCCGTATCTAATGATTGGGAGGAACATTTAGCAGTCAAACATTTTTCAGTTGAAGGGCAGTTAGAGTTCCGTTCCATATTATTTATTCCTAAACGTGCGCCATATGAAATGTTTGATGGTAAAAAGAAATACAAAAATATAAAATTATATGTTCGAAGAGTATTTATTATGGATAATTGTGAAGATATTATACCAGAATGGTTATCTTTTGTAAATGGAGTCGTGGATTCCGAAGATTTACCATTGAATATTTCGAGAGAAAGTTTACAACAAAACAGAATATTAAAAGTGATTCAGAAAAATGTAGTAAAGAAAGCTATCGAATTAATTTCCGATTTAGCGGAAGATGATGAAAAGTATACTAAATTCTATGAACAATTTTCGAAAAATATTAAATTAGGTATTCACGAAGACGCAACACATCGAGAGAAATTGGCTAAATTTTTGAGATTTACTAGTTCTAAATCCGGAGAAACATCATCTAGTTTAGACGATTATATTAGTCGTATGATTCCCAATCAAGAATTCATTTATTATATTACCGGTGAAAGTAAAAGATCGGTGGAAAATAGTCCTTTTCTAGAAAAATTAAAAGGGAAGGGAATCGAAGTGTTGTATTTAGTAGATCCAATAGATGAATATTTAGTTCAACAATTAAAAGAATACGATGGAAAAAAATTAATGAGTATTACCAAAGAAGGATTGAAATTAACGGAAACCGAAGATGAAAAACAAAAATGGGAGAATTTAAAAACGAGTTCAGAAGATCTTTGTAAATATATCAAAGAAACTTTAGGCGAAAAAGTAGAAAAGGTAG